CACAGTCGGCGGTTTGTTTCTGTAGACTTCATCGCGATATTGCTTTTCGAGGGCCTTCCACTCTTTCCATCGTTGCTCCCGCCATTTCCGTGCTGCCTCCAAATCTCTTCGGTATTCGCGTTGCAAATCGAAGAGCGCCGCGCAGGCGACCAGAGTGCAGAGGATGGCGACCGCGTATTCCTGACGCGCGGCCATCCATCCTGCTGCGCCGACACCCAGCACACACATCAACAGCTCAAATGGCTGTTTCAGGGTCATAGCCGCGCGGTGCGAAGCTTTACGTCGTCCAGGATGGCAAACAGTGCGGGCGGCCATACCACCCCAACCTTCGCGGCTTCACTTGCCACATCATGGACCCTGTTCGCGCTTGCCGGACCCTCAGCCCCCAGCTCGGCATACGTGTTCATCATTAACTGCATCAGATCTAGCACTTTCCTGCGGCTGGCTGTTTGATGCCGCCACGCGAATGGTAGCGCGAATGTCTGGATGCCAACGAGGATGAGCCAAATCGCGACAAGGGCCAATCCAATCCAAATGGCCCAAGCACCACCTACCCATCCTTGGTAGCCCGAAAAAACGACTGCTGCTGCCGCTCCTCCGAATAGCACGAAATTCGAGGCCATCCCGATAAGGTACGGTTTCAAAACGTGGGACTGCAACAGCGGCGACTCAGGCTGCATATACGAGTACTTGGGCTGGAGAAACATTAGTCGTCGATACGCGACCACCTCGCAGGCAATGAGCGCGTCCGTGAGGATACGATCCACCATCGGTACGCGGATTGGCAGACGCAAATACCTGTCTGTAGCCCGATAAAGATCTTCTCGGTCAATTTCCGGGAAGTCCTCGTGCTTCGTCATCGTCATTGGGTCTACGTGCCGCCACACCAAAAACGGTGCATCTTCCGGGTTCGGACTGAGGGCGCGGTGTATGTTTTCGCATACGTTCATGGCATCATTTAAAATGCCACCAGCAAAATCGTGTTCCGGTTGCTTTCTCTCAACTGCGTAATCGAACGCTGCTCTTGCCATGTGGTCGAGCATTTGGTGGTACTGCGTGTACTGGCCTTTCCGAGCGAATGCTTCTTCCGTTATCTCCCGCTCTCTCGCTCGGTACAGCGAGCTCATCTCGCGATCGATGGCAAGCATATACGCGTCGTACATTTCCTTGTTGTATGTTCGCTCAGACCTAGCGTGTTCGGACATGCGTTTCTCCCTCCGGCACTATATCCGTTCGCCATGCCAGTGCTACAATAGAACTAGGTCCTCTCCGCCATTCGGTACCCGTCCCGGGTGTCGATAGCGAAGAGGAATTGTTCCATGACATTGATGCTTCACGCCGGGGCACACCCGGTGGAGTACGACGCGCTCCGCGCACTGCCGGTCCCCGAAGCCACGCCTTCCCACGTCCCGATCCCGCACTTCCGCGTGGTCGACCTCGTGTCCCATGCCCTCGGGTACTACGGCCACCAGGTGACTGAGCAGCACTTCGGCATCACGCCGGACGGCGCTCGCTTCTTTGGGGTCCTGTGCCTCAAGAGCGAATACACAGGCTATACCGACATGGTCGGCCTGCGTAACTCACACGACAAGAAGTTCCCGGTCGGCGTCAGCTTCGGTTCACGCACTTTCGTTTGCGACAACCTCGCCTTCTCTGGCGACCACGTCATCAAGCGCAAGCACACCTTGAACCTGAAGCGCGACCTTCCCGGCCTCATCGGGGAGATCGTCGAGCCGCTCGCCATCCAGCGGGAGGCGCAGAAGAAGCAATTCGACCACTACCTGGCGACGCCTCTTGGCGACAGCCGGGCGGACCAGGCCATCATGCAGATGTACCGCCAGAGCGTCATCGGCGTGCAGGCCATCGCCCAGGTGCTTGAGCAGTGGGAGAACCCCGCCCACGATTGGGGCGACAAGACCGGCTTCCGGCTCTTCAATGCCGCCACCTTCGCCCTGAATGGCAAGGTCTCGGAGAGGCCCGCAATCACCCGCGACCTGCACAAGATCCTCGATCTCACGTGCGAGTACGTGTCGTGAGCCAGGTCTACCTTGGTAGCGCCATCGTTCTTTCGGTCCTCATGTTCGCCTACACATTCGCAGGCGGGTTACGGGGGCTGGCCTGACCGGGCAGGCCAACCAAATCCCGGACCAATGCACAGCTCTCTTCGGAGAGCTTTTTTGTGTGTGGTACGATGAAGATACTCCCCGATTTTATGACACCGGCACAAATTATCGAGTGGCTACACGCGACATTCAAGCCGCTCCTCACATTCACTGACGACCTTCGAATCTCTCATCACGTTGAGGAGGGCATGCTCGTCTTCGTAGTGAAAGTGAATCCCTCGGATGCTGGCCGTGTTGTCGGTAAGGAGGGGAAGACCATCAAGGCCATCCGCCACATCCTCTACGCCTCACGCTATCTCAACAACGTGCGCTTGGAGCTCGACGTGCCGGATCGCCATTAGCAAATAACCGAACGATATGGATTTGAAGATATTCCCAGTAGGGTTCAGTGAGAAGGAGTTCAACGACTTCCAAGCAAAGAACATCATCGAAAAGTATCGCGTCCTAGAGGACGGTACAGTCTATGTGTTTTGGAAGGACACGAAGAAGGTTGGTCGCTCAACCATTGAGATGATCGAAGAGCTCGACGGCGTCATCAAGCAGGCGGAGCGCAATATCGAAGGCTCTGAGACGGAAAAGGGACTCTGCCTAGAACAGGTCGCAAACCTCAAGTCCGAGATGGTGAAGTACACGCCAAACCATAACAGCTACAAAGCGCTGGAGCAGAAGCTCTACGTCGCAGAGAGCGCCATTCGCATGGCCGACGACACCATAAAGAAGTTCACGATGGAGATTGCCGCCTACAAGGAGCGCGTAAAGGAGCTTTCCAAAGACCTATGAACCAGAAGAAAGCAAAGCTCATCCGCTCACTCGCATCCGACCAGATAGCGAAGCATGGTCTTCACTCTGGCTTCTATCGCTGGGCTAAGAAGCGATACAACGAGATACCCCGACCGATGCGACACTTGGTTGGGTCACGCTAATCACCTCACCATATGGCGAAAACGGCAGCAAAAACGAAGAGCAAGGGCGGACGCCCTCCCAAGTTCGACAAGGTCGAAACGCTCTTCGCCGAGATAAAAAAGTATCTCGATAGCTGTAAGCAGAGCAGGACCCTGCCGAATAAGGCAGGGCTTTGCGTGTTCCTCCATATCACTCGGGAGACCTACAACCAGTACAAGCAGAAGCCCGAGTTTTCTGACGCCTTAAAACAGACGGAGCGATACATCGAGGATGCGTGGGTGCAGCGGCTCGGAGGCAATTCACCGACAGGCGCCATCTTCTATCTCAAGAACGCATTCCAGGAGGACTACCGCGACCGGCACGAGCACACCGGGAAGGACGGGGAACCGGTGGTCGTGAAGATCATCAACTATGGAGATAAGCCTTCCGCATAAATTCGACCCGCGTGCGTATCAGATACCGGTCCTCCGGGCGATTGATAATGGCTTCCTCCGCATCATCCAGGTCTGGCACCGTCGCGCAGGCAAGGAGAAGACCGACGTAAACATCGTCGCCAAGAAGATGATGGAGCGCGTCGGCGCCTACTACTACTTCTTTCCGACGTACACCGAGGGCAAGAAGATACTCTGGGACGGTCGAGACAAGAACGGCGTCGCTTTCCTCGACCACTTCCCGGCAGAGCTCGTCGAGAGCCGCAACTCGACCGAGATGAAGATCGTTTTTAAGAACGGCTCCATCTTCCAGGTTGTCGGCGTCGACAAGATTGACAGCATCGTGGGTACGAACCCGATCGGGTGCGTCTTCTCAGAGTATGCGCTCCAGAACCCACGCGGATGGGACTTCATTCGTCCGATTCTCGCCGAGAACGGCGGGTGGGCTATCTTCAACTGGACACCGCGCGGAAAGAACCACGCGTACGACCTCCACATGATGGCAGAGACCGACCCGAAGTGGTTCGTCACAGTCCTCACCGTCGACCACACAGGTGTCATCTCTCAAGAGGTGCTGGACCAGGAGCGGAAGGAAATCATCGCCAAGAACGGCGACGATGGCGTCTTCCTCCAGGAGTACTATTGCTCATACACCGCATCCATCCTCGGAGCCTACTACGCGAAGCAGTACGCCCAGGCAGAGCTCGACGGGCGCTTCACCAATGTCCCCTACGACCCGCTCCTTCCGGTGCATACCGTGTGGGACCTTGGTATCGCGGACGCCATGGCCATCGGCTTCTATCAGGCCGCGGGCATGGAACGTCGGAAGATTGACTACATCGAGCTCACGAACATGGGCCTGCCTGAGGCCGCTAAAATCCTCCAGGAGAAGCCGTATCGGTACGGGAAGCACTTCGCTCCGCATGACATCAAAGTCCGCGAGCTAGGGACCGGAAAGAGCCGCCTAGAGACCGCGGAGACACTCGGCATCAACTTCACCTTGATCCCGAACGTGTCGGTCCAGGACGGCATCGACAGGGGTCGTATATTCTTCTCGAAGCTCTGGGTCGACAAAACGAAGTGCAAGCTATGGCTCAAGCTCATACCGCAATACGCGAAGGAGTACGATGAAGAGAAAAAGATATTCCGCGACAATCCTAACCACGACTGGACCTCACATGGCGCGGACGAGCACCGTTATGCCGCGCTTGTAGAGGACCAAATGACCAACGAAACCGAAGCACAGCGTGCGAAGAAGTTCGAAGTGCCGGGACAAGACCAACCGTATCGACCTTGAGAGAGGTAGGTGCACTAGACGCTCTGTGAATACACCAGGGCAATACGCAGCGGGAGTTCGATTCCCCGTAGTCGGTGGAAGTCCGGCCTCGTCATTCGGCTGGTGCCCTGCGTATCCTAGCTGGGGTTCGAATCCCCACTCTCTCGTATTGACATCACGGCTCATGGTATAATGCACGCATCACCTTCGGCGGAAGGTAGTCTCAATGGCTGCACCCGCCACAAAAAAACAAGTCATCACCGCCGACCTCGCGAATAAAATCACGCGACAGGCGGTTCAACAGCTCCAGACATCTCGCGTTCATAAGCGCGCGCGCCTTGCTGAAATTCAGGAGAATGAGAACCTCTATCACGGCATCGCTGAGAAGACGATCCACAACCCGTTCAATGAATGCTTCCCGTTCATGTCGGGATACATCGACCATCTTCGCTCGAAGATAGATGATGACAGCAATCTCCTCTACGCACACGAAGGAGAAGCGGACCTCAAGAAGGCGCAGAAGATTCAGGCGATCTACGACAAGGTCTCAAAGAGCATCGACGCCAACGATAGCTGGGACCTCAAGCATCGCTTCGCCAAGTACAATGCGATGTTCGCGGGATACGCGGTCTATCACTACTACGCCGAGAGCGCCCCTGAGTACCGCTCGAACCTCGATGTCATCTCGCACTATGACTTCTACTTCGAGCCCCGAGGCGGTGCCATCATCGAGAACCACCTCTTTTGTGGAATCGACAACAATTTCAAGACCAAGGAAGAGCTCAATACCGCAGAGCATTTTGATAAGACCCAAGTCGCCCAGCTCATCGCTGACTACGACAAGAACGACCGAAAAGACAATGACGACTACGATGCAATCCGAAACAATCGGTATCGTGCGCTCAAGCAGGACCCTGTCACTAACAACTACGTCGGCCAGACGGTCATAAAGCTCGTACAGGGCTACACGACCTACGAGGGTAAGCGCTACTACGTCCTCTTTAACGAGGCGACCGAGATATGGGTGCGGTGTTGCCTATTGACGGAGATGTTCCCGGATAACCTCTGGCCGTTTGCCACCTGGCAGACCAACGAGGATGGCGACCTTCTGATGTGTAAGGCTCCGGCTGATGACGCGCGACCTATCGCGAAGATCATCAACGTGATGCTCAACCAGGAGCTCTACAATCGCCAGAAGCAGAACTATGGCGAGACCCACTATGACGTGGAGATGTATCCGAACGTCAAAGCGCTCATCGATAGCCGCCCGGACAAGTACGTCCCGGTCAACTTACCGAACGGCAAGAAGCTCCAGGATGGCGTATGGAAGGTTCCAGTTGGACCGCTCACCGCGACACTCGACTTCGTTACCTGGCTCGACCAGTTCGCAGGCAAGCAAACTGGCAACACACCATCGGCACAAGGCGCTTCTGAGAAGAACAAGAAGGTCGGCGTCTTCGAAGGCGAGATTCAGCAAACTGAGCGCCTCATTGGCGTGAAGAACAAGAGCTTCCGCGATTGTCTCTCCCGCCTTGGTCTCCTCTTCAAACAGGGTCTCGACCACAACCTTACGAAGCCTACGGCCGTGAAAATCATGGGCGCCAAGGGTGTCGAATGGGACAAGATTGGCCCCGAAGACCTCAAGACCGAACACCCACTTTCAATACAGCCAGTCGGAGGTACGTCTGAGCTCCAGCTCAAGGAAGCAGAGAAGATGCGCAAGAAGGAGGCGCTTCTCGGCACCACGACAGTCAATCCGCAGTGGAAGGACCGCGAGATTCTCCTCATCTCCGGGTACACCGAGGACCAGGTTAAGGACGCCTTCTCAATGGACAGCTTCGCGCAGAAGGAGCTCATGTCCGAGGCAGCTCAGGCCGAGAAGGACATCATCGAGGGCAAGGAAGTGAAGCTCAACCGCGGCGCGGATAGCAACTTCATGCAGCACATCATCGACTTTGCGACCAACGCCGATGACCTCACCGACGAGCAGTATGCCGCTCTCATGGAGTATGCGATTGCCCATACGGACATTGCCGTCGAGAACGAGGCGCGCAACATCAAAGAGATGATTCGAAAGAAGAAACTCGAAATGGCCGCTCAGGGTGGCATCGCCGACCCGAATGCCGCTCCGACGCCTGGCCCTCAATTACCCGCTAAGCCAACCGCCACCGCGATATAGCGTATGGAGTTCAATGAGAAGATTACAGCCCTCCGCGAAAAGTATTCGGACGTAGCGAGCCAGGCATACATCGCCGACCTCGAAACCGAGTACGCCCGTATCCTCAAGGAGACGGACCTCTTGACCCATCCGCTCTTCAAGAAGATCGCGGAGGAAGCACAGCGGCGCATAGACGAAATCAACACGCTTCTCATGAACGACGAGGAGATGACGGAGAGCCAGCGTATCCGCCTATACGCGGATCGTAAGGCGTTTCGATTTATCTTCAGTCGCTTTGGCCTTGCTGCGCGGGACAGCGCGCTTCAGGCGCTCGATGCGCACATCGAGCAGACGCTTCAGCAGTAGCGTCCACAGCTCGCAATTGCGAGAGAGCCGAAGCATGAGAGAATAGAGATACTAGAGATAATCAATAATAAATTTATCCATGGCAGCAAAGACACCAGAGCAAAAGGCCGCAGAGGCCGCAGCGAAGGAGGCGGAGAAGGTCGCGAAGTTAAAAGTGGAGCTTGCTGAATTGGGCGTGACGGAGTTCACCGGGTCTGAGACTTCGGAGGAGCTCGGCGCGAAGCTCAAGGAAGCGAAGGCCGCAGCGAAGGAGGCCGGTGCTGCCAATAAGGGCGGCCCAATCGACATCGTTATCATGGGCACGGGAGGCGCACTCGCGGGCTCTATCTTCGTGCGTCAGTTCTCGGAAGAGGCACACGGCGAGGGATTTAAGGCCCTCGCAGATGAGTTCTGCACCAAGCAGCCAAAGCGTGCGGGGAAGGTGCTCTCGTACACTCAAGTGCCTGCATCAAGAATTGCGAAAGTGGAGGTCCGCTATCGCGAGAAAGAGGATGCGGAGTTGCATATCGATAAGCAGGACCCTGATGCGAAGATCGTCGATAAGGTCAAAGGATTCACCGACAAGAACGAGGCAGTGGCTTTCGCAGCGACGAAGCGCAACAGCACAGTTGTCGTGTCGAAAGGTGCGCTCAAAGAGTAGTTCTTAGACAATCAGTAAAGCGGCGACCGCTGGGAGGATCACCCCTGCGTTCTATTGATGCGTTTGCCGCCGCTTTCGCAAAGATGGAACGTTAGGGCGATCTTCTCAAAGGTCGCCTTTTGCGTATCACCCAAGAAGGTCCATGAGGATACAACCTCCCGATTAAAATCATAAAAGTATTATGGAGAAAACCACCCAAACACCACCGGCCGATCCTGCGTTTGACGAGATCAAGGGCAAGATCCCGATGGACCCCGAGGACGAGCAGCCGAAGGAGGAACCGGAGCCTGTGAAGGAGCCGGAGGCACCCAAGGAAGAGCCCGCGCCTCAACCTGCCAAAGAGGAAGCTCCGAAGCAGGAGGAACAGCCCAAAGAGGGCCGTCCCGAAACGTACATTCCCATAGCTCAGTACACGAGCGAGAAGAAGGGGTGGCGAGAGACCGAAGAGGGGTACAAGAAGCGTATCTCTGAGCTCGAAGCCATCACTGCAAGCAAGGAGGGTGCGCCGTCCAGCGAGGCAAAGGTGAAAGCCTATGCCGAGAAGTACGGTGTAACCGAGGAGGCAGTGCGCGACCTTGTTGGCCTAATGGCGGCCGATAAGGAAAAGGAGGCATCGCCATCTTCATTCACCCCTGAGCAACAGGCACAGCTAGAGGAGGCTCGCCAAATCAAGGCTCAAAAGGCTTTTGACGACGAATTTACCACCTCAGCGGTACCAGAGCTTAAGAAGCATTTCCCCAACGCCACGCCAGAACAACTGGCCGCAGCGAAGGAAGAGATTGCCAAGCTTGCCTGCACCAAACCGTTCCTCGATAAGTCCCTCGATTTCGTGATCTACAAGAGCCAAGAGGCTCTCGCCGCTCACTTCAAAGAAGATCGCAAGGGACCGGAGGGCCAGCGTGGCGCCATCAATGGCGCACCACACTACGCCCCATCCGACTTCAAGGACGGCAAGACCTCGTTCAGTGAACTCGCGTCGCTCTCTATCGAAGAGAGAGACCGGGTCGTTAAGGGGTTCGATCCGAAGACATGGGATGACTACACACACTTCGTTCGTCAAAACGACGAAATTCGCATGGGCTGATGGGGGGCCTTTAGTCTAACCGCCCGCCACCGGCCATATATTCATGGCATCAAACCCAAATACCATCCCAATGCAGACGACGTGGACCAAAGAGTTCCAGTCGACGCATTACAAGCTTCCGGTCTATCCGGCAGTTTCGAACTACCGTCTCAAGAAGGACCTCAAGAAGGGTCAGACGGTAAAGCGCACCTACGCACGCCAGCTCGTCGCTAAGACGACCTCAGGTGCCGGTGAGTTCACTCGTCAGACCATCGTCAACGCCGAGGAGACGCTCCAGGTCAACTACGAGAAGGATGCGTCCTTCTATGTGAAGGACCTCGACGAGCTCCAGGATCACCTTCCTACTCAGCAGCAGTACGCTCGAAACGCCTCAGTGGCGCTTCACCAGCAGATTGATGCTGATGTCCTCGGTCAGTACAGCCAGTTCAATGAGGCACTCGATGCTTCCTATTTCGGAGGCGTATCCGGCAACGGTATCGAGCTCACCTCAGCGAACGTTCCGCAGCTCTTTTCTGGAGTGAACCTCCAGCTTCAGCGTGCGAACATCCATATCAACGTTGCCGTCAAGTTCACTGCAGTCAAGCAGGAGGACTCGAAGTTCGACATTGGTCTCGCGGTGATTTCGCCGGACGTGTACGCAAAGATTGTTGAGCGCCTAGAGGGCAAGACCTCTGCGCTTGGCGACACTACGGGCGTCCAGGGACACGTTGGTAAGTACATGGGGTATGACCTCATCGTATCCAACGCGCTCGCATGGACCGGCGTGCTCTACATGCCGACCAACCCAACCGATGGCGACACCATCGTTATCAATGGCGTGACGATCACATTCAAGGACACTCTCACTGCGGCATCGGGCTCTGCCGAGGTGCATATTGCGGGATCCGTGGATGCGACTCGCGCGAACCTCGCTACCTTCCTTACGGCAGGCGGCGCCACGAGTGAGGCAGAAGCTGCAAATACCGGGTACAGCTCGGTATCGAGCACCCCGGATGCTTCTGGCTTCTCAGATCAGGACCGCCTGGCGAACATCACTGCGACCGACTCTGCTTCAGCAGACACCGTGTCGTTTGTGGCGCTCGGTAAGGGCTTCGTTCCGGTCTCAGAGACCTTTGCTTCGGCAAACAACATCTGGAACACCGGCACGCAGATTCAGCACTGTCTCATTGGTATCCACAATGCCATCGACGTGGTGATTCAGCAGGAGCCAAAGATGGACATGCGCAAGCGTGACAGCCACATCGGTTCTGACGTTGTGACCTGGTGTGCCTACGGCATCAAGGTCTTCAATGACGGAAAGCCGAAGATGGTGGACGTGAAAATCTCTACGGAGGATTACGTCGCCTAGGCTGGGGTTTAGTAGCGATCAGCACATAAACCACCATGCTTAAAACCATCATCACCGCGACCATCACTGCTCTTGTCGTCGCCGTTCTCGCCCTGGCGTTCACGCCTTCGCAGATCGGCTACGGCATTGAGACTGTCTTCACCACGTTTGGTAACGGTCTCAAGAGCATCAAGTCGACCGTCATAGGATTGGACGGCACGAGCCTCGACACGGTCCTTGCGGGCACGTGTACCCTCGCTACGAGCGAAGGGGCGCTCGAAGCCTCCTCGACGGATGAACACGTGTGTTCGGCGACAGGTGTACGAGCAGGAGACATGATCTTCGCTCGCTTCCCTAATCGCAGCATCACATCCGCCGGCACCTTCCATATCGAATATGCCGTCGCGACCGCATCCGATAAGTTCGGAGTCGGCGTGTACAATGCGACTGGAGCATCGACGAGTAGCTATCCGCAGGCGACTTCATCGTTCCAATACTTTGTAGTCCGCCCAGGTACCTAGTCTCCTAACCTAGCGCCTCACGGGGCGTTGGGATTAGTAGATTAATAAAGCAAATGAAGAACATCATACCAGCCATCGCACTCATCATCGTTGCTCTCGGCATCATCGCCGGTGGCTACTACGCGCAGAGCCGCATGATAGGCGCGGCGGAGACGAACATCATCCGAACCTGTACACATTCGAGCTCGTCCGTAGCGGCCTCCGGCTCAACGGTCGTACTCGCAACATCAAGCGGCGCGCGCCGGTATGCACGCATCTCAAATGATGACCCAAGCGCTGAGGTCTATCTGTCAGTCGGCGCCGCTCCTTCGCGCGGAAAGGGCATCCATCTCGAAGTGAACGAGGAGTTCGTCCTCGACCTAGATACCCTCGCATATCCAGCGATCTACGCCATCGCGAGCGCGACCCCAGCGAACCTCTCGGTCATTGACTGTAAGTAGCTATGCAGATTGAGCCCCAGGTAACACTCCCGCTGGTCTACCAGATCACGGACCCATCGGACTCGAACACCTACTACATTCGAGGGCTTGTTTCTGATTCCCTGACAGGTGAGTTGCTCACCACCATCAACCTCTCCCACCAAGGTAATGGGCGCTACACCGCACAGACCCTTGCGCCCAAAGACGCCCATGGCTTTGGCCGACACATCGACGTGGTCATCAGTGTCTACACGGACGCGGGCTATAGCGTCCTCTCCGAGGTATATGCACGCACCATCGCTCGATACGTCGTCCGCCACACCAATCAGCTCGGTGGAGGAGGAGGCGGAGGCGATGTGGACTATCGACGCATAGCAGAACTTGTGGCGAAAGCCATCAAGGACGGCGTCAAGGAGCCGAAGAAGGCCGACAATACGGAAATCCTCGCAGCCGTGGAGGCTACACGCCAGGCTGTGCTCGCAATCGACATTCCGGAGCCCGCTCAGCCCGAGAAAGTCGACCTAAATCCCGTTCTGGAGGCCATTCGTTCGTCTGAAAAGGCGGTTAGACAGGCCGTAGCTGACAAAGTGATACCGGAGGCGGAGCCGGTGGACCTTTCGCCCGTCATGACCACGCTCGCGGCTATACAGACCACAGTGGAGAAGCCCTTCGAGCGCCTCGACGAGGCAGTTTC